GATGTTATTGAACAAATTTGTAACTGTGATTGTACTGTGTGTCCTTACTGTAATGATGAAGAACTTAAAAGTAAATTGTATGAAACCGCTAAATTGCATAAAACTAATTGTGTGTGTTTATTGACGCGTTTTTATCAAGGCTTTAGAACAGAATCATTACTTAAGTTTTTAGTAACTCTCAAAGATAACCTCCCCGCTTATTCCCTTAAAAATAAAGAATTAATTAGGCTTATCTCTCAATCAGAATATCGTTTGGATTTGCCATTATTAGAAGAGAGTCAAGGCCCTCTCTATGATGCCAAAGTTAAACATAATGTTCCGGTTACCAAAATTGTAAATCATGCCCCTGCTATATACGAAAATCGTACTGCGCGCAACGCTGTGCGAACTGTTATTAAAAATCAAGGACCCCAATATGACGCAAAAATGAAACATGTGGTAACATCTAGGATAGTGAATCAAAGCGTTTCGAACTTGATGCCTTTTGTTGATGACGTCAAAACCGTTTTAAACAAGGCTGATATTCATGAACGCGATGCGTGCACTATTCCTAACTGTGGTCGCTGTATGTCTGAACAAGCGACTGCGTCTTTGCAAAGAAATTTACCTGAGCAAGATGTAGGAGCTATTACGATAGTACGCGATGTTGTATACAAGAATTTATTTAAGTTTGTTGTGAATAAGACCGATTCTGGGAACGTGAAAACAACGACTTATTATGGACAAATATTCATGTTAGGAGGTCGATTAGGTTTGATACCGAAACACTTCTTACGTGCAATTAAAATGGACTTGGATTTAGGATATAAAATTGAATTTTGTCTTGAAGATGCTTTTGCTGTAACCACTAGCTGTTACCCTGTTGACGTTATACTGAGTCCCGAGAATCATATAGAACATGAAACTCGCGATTTAGCTATAATTCAACTACCGGTGAATGCTGGTTGTTATGCACAAGCCTTCAAACATATTATTGATGAACAAGATCTTTTCAGAGTAGGTCACAATCCTGGTATTTTAGCAAGATATCAGGTTGCGACTGAAAAAGATAGACAAAAGGGTGTTCGCCATTATCGCGAAATATTCTATTTGTCTACTCTAACTCCTGAAGATAGTCTGGTTGAAACAAATATGCGTGACGAAATTATTACGAACCGTGGCTCTTACCTGTACCATGCTGTTACTGTGCCTGGAGATTGTGGTTCAGTCTTACTTGCGCGGAGCAGCAGTATAACTAAGAAAATTGTTGGTATACATATAGCTGGTTTAATGGGCGTCGTTGAAGGCATCTCTGTTAGTATAACACAACAGATGATTGTCAAGATGATGTCTCATTTCAAATCTTCATCGCAGTATGGCCATACCATTGTTCCTTTTGATGTCAGAAGTGATATTTTGAGAGACAATGGTGTGTTTCAATTGCATGGAACAAAGGTTGGTGTACGAATTAATGGAAGTGTTAAAACTGCCATGACTAAGTCCGCCGCTTTTGGAGCTTTATGCGTATCCCCAAATAAACCTGGATATTTACGACCTTTTACTGATCCCAATGGAAATCGAATTGACCCTATGAAGTTGCAACGATCGAAATATGGTGTTGTTAGACCTTATGTACCCGATAATCGAGTGCAGACTGTCTATGAGTCTATGGTTGTTTTTTATCATCGAGAGTACCAAAATACACCCGAATGGTATAAACAACCACTGACTATTGAAGAGGCTATCATTGGAATAGATGGTGACCCCTTCATCAATGCCATAAATCGACAAACCGCACCCGGTTTCCCTTACACGTTCCGAAAACCTCAAGGAACTGTGGGAAAACAAGGTTGGTTTGGTAAAGATACCGAATATGATTTAACGAACTCACATTGTTTAGCTTTACTAGATGATGTTGAACAACTCAAGCGTAGCATTTTGGATAATACGCGCCCAGAAGTTATCTGGATAGATACACTGAAGGATGCTAAAATTCCTATTGCAAAAGCTAATGTTGGTAAGACTCGTCTTTTTACAGCTTGTCCCATGCATTACAGTATCGCTTTTAGACAATACTTTCTCCCGTTCATTGCACACGCTATGAGGAATCGCGTAGATAACTCTCTGGCCGTTGGTATTAACCCTACCTCTGTGGAATGGACTAAGCTTGCACAACGTCTTCAACGACAAGGATCTAACGTAATTGCAGGAGATTATTCCAATTTTGATGGAACTCTACCTGTACAATACGTCGAGGTCGCGGTGAAGATCATGTGTGACTGGTTACTTGCTAACTGGGAAAATATTGTCAAAGCAAAACGTAATGTAATTTGTGGTGACGAGCTTAATGCAGAACAATTTTATGATTTTATTTATAAATTAGGAATGGAATGTTTTAATCATTTGCATATTGCTAACCACGAAGAAGCGAAAGGTGCTTTGGTTTACTTCGTGCGCAACGGTATACCTTCTGGGTGCCCTGCCACGGCTATACTTAATAGTATAGTTAACCACTGTGTCTTAGCGGATTCTTGGCTAACAATTATGCAAAATGAAGTTGACTATGAACATTTAGCAACGATGAGTGCGTTTTTTGAGCACACATCGTCTATTTTTTATGGAGATGACTTCATTATGAATATACGACATTCTGTTATAGACTTGTATAATCAG